AACTTAGTGTAGTTACCGTAAAATTAACGCTATATTGCGTTCGACCATTCGCATCTTTTCCGAGATACAAAGGCGACGCTTGATTCGCAACGCATTTAATAATCCGTACATTTCCCGCCTTAAACTCCGCCTTATTGCGTAAGTCCGCAAATATCGCGTTCGCTTTTTCGTCAGCCGTTTTCGATGACTTTGCGCGAATCACGATTTGAACCGTCGGTTTACGTTTACTCGTCCACTCGCTCGGCGAAACTCCGCCGTAAAACTGTACGTATGCGCAGTCATCGGGACTATCCGTTGCAAATTCGTTAGGAACGTAAGTATACGGAACGGCGATCCGTAGATATGCGTTAATATCCGTTATGTTTAACATTTATGACAACCTCCTACGAACCCCGTCTGACATCTTCTGCTTGTACCTCTCCGCGTTATTGTATAACGGACGTTCGAGATACTTCGGTCGCGTGCCTGGCGTTGATGGATTCTTAAACGCGAATGCCGACATGTTTTCACTGCTACCGAGTTCGTGCGTTATTAGCGCGTAATTAACACGGTTACCCCTTGCATCTAGTTCCGTAGCCGAATAGGTTACAGTACCTACGACATCCCCGTTCTCACCCGAAACATTTCCTTTCGCAGAGTCCCGTAGTGTCCGTTTATCTAGCGGAGCCAATTCCAGTGAATCACGCAAAAGCTCGTCAACTGCATCCCCCATGCCTTCTATCGCGCCTTCGATCATTTTCCGCTCTAATGTAGCCAAGGAATTGCGAATATCTGAAAAATCGTTTGTACTCATACGTTCACCACCGTTATCAGCGGTTTGTTGCTGACGTGTTTATGCGTAGCAATCGCGATAGGATTCGCCGTCCGTTTCGTTCCGTTTAACATCGTCCACGCAATCTCCGATTCGAATTTGATATCCGTAAACTTATCGAAATAGAACGTTACGGACGATACTACTTCGTTACCGTTGCGGTCTTTCACTACGCGTTGCTTCTCGTCAATACGGCATTTTAACGTAACTGGATCGCCGTATATTGGTTCGTTCCAATCGTCATCGCGTCCGATAATGGGCGTAACAGTTACGGTATCTTTCATCGGTAGCCACGCCATTTATAACACGCTCCATCCTACGTTACGTCCGAGTATAACTCCGTTTTCGTCTCCGACCATTTGCGTTACTTTTTTCGGGATCATACGGGAGATATCGTCGTTCGCTCCGTCTTTAAAGGATACGGAAATCACGCCGGATAACGCGAATGACTGAATACCGTTCAACGCCATCTTATTCGTATCGTTAAAACGTATAGCTAGCGTATTTGCAAACTCGTATACCGCATCGTCAGGTATCGTATATTTCGGATATTTACGTTTAAGTGCGTCAGAAGCCGCGTTTAATATACGTTGTTTTTTCGGCTCGTCGCACTCCGTCCAGTCCTCTACGTCGATACAATTTAACGAGATATACTCGTTTGCTTCCGTTATGTTAATCATGCGTATCCCTCCGTTTACTTTGCGGAGGATTTACGCGTCGGTTTATCCGCTGCCTCCGGTTTTGGCTCGTTCGTGTCTGATTGCGTCTTACTTGTGGATTTCGGAGTCGCATCCGTGTATCCGTAGTTGATAACGAGAATATCGCGCACCTTCTCGTCTTCGACCGTTGCGACTCCGTTTACAAACGGAACACCCTCGGTGACTCCGCTATACAATTTGTTTGGTACTTCAATCGTATATTTCACGTTCAACCTCCGTTAGATTACGTAATTAGGGCGTACGAGACGCCCCGTTGATAACTACGCGCGTTTAGTTACGGCTTTCAAACGAGCAGCGGCGCGAGGGTGGAATACGGCAAGACCGTTGTACCATTCTACACGTGTACGGAATACTGGCATTGTTTGCAATTCGCCTAGATCGCGTACGGACATTCCACCGTTTTGCAAACCGGATACGTATTGTTCAGGACCGAATCTCACGGCATAGATAGACGCTGTATTGCCCGTCTCATCGAATCCGAGGATTTCGTTACCTTGCGCATCCGTTTCGATAAAGCGGATCGGAATACCACCGTAGGTCATTACCGGACGACCGAAAGCATCGTACACCCCTTCGGAGTATCCGTTATGACCTTGGATAGCGGCTTTGATGTCACGACGCATAGATTTCGAGCAATACAATACGTCAGGCTCGCCCTCAACCGCGTCAATTAGTTCGTCGAGCATCGTGATAGAGATTGCACCATCTTTACCGTCGATTACTTGCTTACCGGTTAGACGCTTTTGTAATCCGTCAAAGCCTTTCGGCTCAGTTGCTACGTCTCCCTTGAAAAAATGCTTCGTCCAAGTAAGAGCCATTGCTTTCGTCTTCAATTCCGTTTGGATCGCGCGTTGATCGTTAATATTACCGCGAGTTTGAACGATGAAACGGTCAACGTCCACGTCACCACCCGCGATTACGAGTCCCTCGGATTGTTGGTTAACTACGCCAGTTGATTCGACGTACGCTTCGTTAACACCACGGAATCCGATACCTGGTAACGTAGCTTCTTGGTTGTACTTGTACGAGTTACCCGCGATGTCCATAAACGGTAACATTTCGAGTACTGCCGAGTTCTTTGCAAATGTTTCGATTACTCCACGTTGTAACGTGTCCGTAGATAATTTTGCTGCTTCTACTAATGTTTGTGCCATTGATAAATTCCCCCTAAATTTAAATAGACCCCAAATTGGAGTCCAAAATTTTGATTAATTATTTAGATCCGTAACCAGCTTTTAGTAATTGGAAAGGAGTAAGTTTGCTTAAATCCGCGATCTGCGTTAGTGCCGGATTTGTTGCACCGCCTAGCGGTGTATTCGCCTTGCTTACGCCGAACAACCCCTTCGCTTGTGCGCGGTCAATCCACGATAATTTCGCTTCCGACGTTAAATTGTCCGGAATAATATCGCGTAGTTCTTCCGGAATAGCTGCGAGTTTCGCCGTTAGCATTTCGGTCATAATCGCTTCTAATGCGGCGGCTCTCGCTTCATGCGCTTGTGCTTGCGCCTTAATCGTTTCGGCTTCTTTCGTTGCCGTCGTATACAAATCTTCGTACTGTCCTTGCCGTTTCTGCGCTTCAACTTCCGCAGCTTTCTTTTCCGCAAGTAATGCGTCTAACTGTTCTTGCGCGGATTTTAATTTCGTATTCACTTCGTCAAATCGTGTTTTCGGAATCATGTGATCTTTCGGTTTCTGTTCGGGATCGCTTGTATTCGTTGATTCCGTATTCTGTTCGCCTTCCGCAAACAACTGTAAATTAAGCGGTAAAAAATTCGTTCTTTTCTTCATAACGTACCTCCACGTTTTACGCCCGCGTCGGCGAGATTCGTCCGCAGTTTATAGCGTCATAAGTACGATTGGACGCACGGAAAAGACACTCGTTAATCGAGCGTCGGGGCTTCGTATTCTTCGGGGTTGCGTAACGGAATTACGCGGTGTTTACAATTCGGATGGAATATCTTATTGCTACGCCTTAACTCGTCAATTGTCGGATAGTTACCAGGCGCACTAGCTATGAGTTTAACGACTTGTCCTTCGTATTGACGACACGAGTCCGTTGCGCCATGCCTCGATATCGTTCCGTAATAGACTCCGCGTTTAACTGACTCGTTCGTTACGGATTCTGCGCTCGCTTGCATACTTTTCGTTCGTACGACCATTTCCGCGTATACATCCGGTTTCCAACGCCGTCCTGCCGCGTCAATAATTCCGGTATCAATAGAATCTCCGAGTTTAGCGCGTAAGTCCGTTAGTATGTCGCGTTTAATCGTACGCCTTCCGTTGATACCTTTCGCATAGTTCTCGCGCATAGATTCGCCGACAACGGATTGGACGGTCGAACGTACTCGACGGCTAATGTTTTGCGTTACCGCTAGCAAATCCGCTTGTGTAGCCGCAATGACCGCCTCAACCATCGATTTGTTCATCGTACTAAGTGACGCGATTTTTACCGCTTCTTCTAGCGTATCGACTACGCTTAAGGCAACGAGCGCGTCCGCCGTTCCCATTAACGCAGCTTTCGGAATATTGACGGATACCCACTCGGCGGATTCCTTATTTAACGCAGCTAACCGTTTCGCGACTACGGATAATACCGCGTTAACTTGCCTACGTTGTGCTTGCGATAAGTCAATCCGCTGTA